AACACCAACCAGTTAGCGCCGACCGGGCTATCGTTCGGCAGTGACGATGGCTATTGGCCGATCAGATCAGATGGGCGCCTCATCAGCACGATTGCCACGAATGCAATGCTTGCTGGTCCATTGCCATATACCTGCGCGTTCGGCATCGACTTCTCGGCGGTCACGTTCAGCACTGCGTTTCTTAAATCCACGGGGTTTATGGTCGATGGCGCTGGCGTCGTCACTGCGGCATCGGTGCAATGCGGCACAACCGCAGGCCCGACGTGGACGACCGGCACGGCGGCACCTACCGCGACCGCGCCCATAGGTTCGCTCTATTCGCGCGTTGGTGGTGCTGTTGGTGCCACGCTCTACGTCAGCCGGGGCAGCGGCACCTGGGCAGCGGTGGCTGGCGTCTGATGCCCACACCCCGCCCATTCGGTCGCGGTCCCTATGGCGCCGGCCCCTACTCGCGCAACCCGGCGCGCGTCTACGAGGTGGGCGGCATCAGCCTGCTGTCGTTCGATGCCAGCGGTGCCGCGGCTCTGGCGTGGCGTCAGACGGCGGCATGCAACGCCGGCACATGGACACCGCAGGACTGCACAGCGGGCGCCTGGGCGCCTGTGGACGGCTGCGGGACGGGCGCCTGGACCGTCACCCGCCTGCCAGAACTGGAACCGGCATGAGCGACTACACCACCACGCCCAACTATGGTTTGTTCAAGCCGGCTCCAGGCGAGGACGACGACGCATGGGGAACGCACCTTAATCTCAACTCGGACACGATCGACAGCACGCTGAAGACGCTCGCGAATGGCGTCGGCGGAGCCTACAGCAATACCAATCCAGCCGGGTATCAGACCGCGGCGAACGTCACGGCCTCGCTCGCGCCCTATGCGCTGACGGCCAACGTGCCGACCGGTTCGAGCGCCACACCGCTGGTAGATGGCACAGCGACGGCCGGCGCCGCCACGAGTTGGTCGCGCGCTGACCACGTCCATCCGACCGATACCACGCGCTACGCGGCATCCAACCCGTCCGGCTACCAGACGGCGGCCAACGTCACTGCCGCCCTGGCGCCCTACGCGCTCACCAGCGCACTGCCGGCAGCGTCCAGCGCCACGCCGCTGGTTGAGAGCGGGGCGGGGGCGGTCGGCACCGATCCGACATACGCCCGTGCAGACCACGTCCACCCGGCTGCAGCGGGCGGTGGAGGCGGTATTGCCGAGGCGCCCACGGACGGCACGATCTACGGCCGCCAGGGGGCCACCACCTCGTGGCTCGGTGTGCTGCCGCTGACGGGCGGCTCGCTGCAGAAGTCGGTGGCGCTCAGCGGCAACAGCGACATCGTGCTCAGCGTCGGCGACAGCACCACGGCGCGCAACCAGCCGCTGACCTACAGCTACACGGCGGGCAGCGCCTCGGGGGCCGTCAGCAGGTTGGGGTTCAACGTCTACACGAACGCGTCGGGCACGATCACGCGAGCCAACACGGCCAGAGGCGGCTGGTTCTTCGAGTTGGACAACCGCGACGCCGCGACCCACGCGGACATCGTGTTGCGGGCCACCACTGCGGCCGGCGTCACCACATCGCCGCACACGTTCGGCGCCACCGGCAACTTCATCATAACCAACAACATGCAGGTGGGCGGCGTCTACCGCACATCCGGCGGCGTGCAGGTGCTGCAGGCCCGCATCGGTGGCTGGGGTGCTACGGCGCCGGTTAACGGTGTGCGGGTCAACAGCTTCGACGCGACGACCGCAACGCTGCCACAGGTAGCGCAGGCGCTGGCGGCACTGCTGGTGGATCTGCGCACCCACGGGGTAATCGGCACATAGGAGACGCACCATGACAGTTCTAGCAGGCACGATTCGGGCATCATCCACCGGCAATCCGGACTGGAAGGCGTGCGACGGCAGCACGGTCTACGTCTTCGAGAGGAAGGTCGGCGGCGTCACCGTGCTCCCGCGCGCCGCTCCCGCTCCTGGGTTTGGCGACCACCGCGACTGGCGCCGACGCGTCGGCACCAGGTATGGCTGGACCGGCCTCGGACCGTCTGGCTTTCGCTTCCGTCTGCCGGTCGCGGCAGATGGGAATTATGTGAAGACGAATGATGATACCGCCGACACTTAGATACCGGAGAGTGTGAGTTGAGCATAGGAACAGCCAATGGCCGACACCTACACCGCCCAGATGTCACTGATTAAGCCTGAGGTCGGGGCTAGTCGTGACAGTTGGGGAACGAAGATTAATGAGAACATGGATACATTGGATGAGTTCGTATCCATGGCCATGCCTGTTGGCGCTTTGCTCGACTACGCCGGCCCCAACCCGCCGCCGGGCTGGCTGGCGTGTGACGGCAGAAGCGTGTCCAGGACGACATACAGCGAACTGTTCGCGGCGATCGGCACCGCGTGGGGTGGCGGCGACGGTTCCACGACGTTCAACCTGCCGCCGGCCAATGGTCGCGCGGCGATCGGCGCTGGTAGTGTCACCGATGCGAACGGTACGGCGCGCAGCTACGCCTTCGCCCAACGCGTCGGCTCGCTGTCCTACAGCATCCTGCAGGCCAACCTGCCCAGCGTTAACTTTAGCGTTGACGTGCAGGGCGGCCATAGTCACGCCGGCTCCACGGCCAGCGGCGGCGCGCACACCCACACCACCGACACGCAGGGCCTGCACAACCACGACGGCGCAACTCAGGCCGGCGGCATTCACGCCCACACCGGTTGGTCGAGCGGTGACGGTGCGCACGCACACAACATCACCCTGCCCACCTCCGGCACGGGCGCGGCAGGCGGCGCGACCCCGGTCATGTCCACCGCATTCGGCAATAGCAACTACGTCACCGACGCACAGGGCGTCCACACACACAACATCCAGACGTATGACTCAGTTTCGCACGCTCACTATATTACCGTGGGCGGCAGCCACGCGCACAATGTCCTGGCGTCAATCGAGCACGCGCACACCATCAATGCAGACGGCTGGCACGCGCACAACGTGTCGTCCGGCGGCAGCGGAACGCGGCTCGAGGTGGTGCAGCCGGTCATGGTCGTCACCAAGATCATCTACGCCGGAGCACAGGCAGCACCAGCCGCAGCGACCGCTGCAGTGCCGTTGGTGCGCCGGCTGATGTCGGCACCGATGCGCGGGTCACACTGACCATGCCGCGTCTCACCCAGGCCCCGCCTCCTGGCGTTGTGCGCAACGCCACGCCGGAAGCTACTGTCGGGCGCTGGTGGGACACGAACAATATCCGATTCCGCGGCGGGCAGATCCAACCGATCGGCGGCAACGTGGCAATCCCAGGCACGGGCGTGTCCGCTCCGGTGCGGGACCTGATCACGTGGCACGACAACGCGCGGATCCGCTGGGCCGCGTTCGGCACTGACACCGGGCTTTATGCCTACAGGTTCGACACCGACACGCTGCACGACATCACGCCAGCCGGTGTCGGCCCGCTCGATCCGCCCGGCGCGCTGAACGGCTACGGCCTCGCGGATTATGGCGAGAGCACCTACGGCACCGCGCGCGATTCAGACGACATCGGTCCGCAGGACATCAGCGCGACGATGGGCGACCGGTGGAGTATGGATACGTTTGGCGAGCGTCTGCTGATCGTGCCGACCCAGGACGGCCACCTGTTCGAGTGGGATCCCAACACACCCACAACACTGCCCGCCATCGTCACAACGGCACCAGTGCTGAACCGGGGGGTGATCGTCACCGACCAGCGGCACGTGGTGCTCTACGGGGCCGGCGGTGACCCGCGCATGATCGCCTGGTCCGATCAGGAGGACTACGCGGTCTGGGCGCCGACCGCGGTCAATATGGCGGGCGACAAACTACTCGCGACGCAGTCTTATGCGATGACCGCTATCAAGATCGCCGACAGCATCCTGCTGTTCACCGGCAACGACCTGCACAAGATGACCTATGTAGGGCCGCCTTACGCCTACGGAATCGTGGAGATAGCATCTGGATGCGGGCCGATCTCACCGCGCGCTGTGGTGCGGATCGGCAGCAATGTCGCGTGGCCTGGACTGCAAACATTCTGGGGCTATGCCGGCGCCGTGCAGCCTTTGAAGTGCGACGTCGATGATTGGTTTTTCAGCCTCGTGAACCGGCAGATGGT